CAGTAGATAAGTTTGCAAGCTTATCCATAGTTATAGAATCATTAGCTAATATGTTCGTTCCAAAAGTTCCTGAAGTAATTTTACTTGTAGGTAAATCTGGTATGTCAGCCGATACAAGGGTCGCACTTGAAGTAACAAGACCTTTTGCATTTACAGTTACTTTTGTATGAGTTCCTGCTGTGACGCCACTATCTGTGATTGATAAAACACCATTAACATCTACAGCTAAGGGAGCAGAAGAGATAGGAACAATAACACCACCTTTTGCAGTAGTAGTTGAAGCAGGTAAATCAGAACCAGCAAGATCTACCGAACCAGTAATTAAACCTTGATTATTAAATGTAATGCCTGAACGAGTTCTACCAACAACTGTATTATTTATAGATACCGCACCTAAGCCTGTTACCGTTAAACCACCTGAAGAGGGAATACTTACAGCACCTATAGTTGAGGAGGTAGCTTCAGGTAAGTCACTTGCAACTAATGCTGCTGTGGCTGTAATAAGACCTTCATTATTATAAGTAATACCATTTCTGGCAGACGCTCCACCTGTTACTGCATTATTAATTCCTAAATTACCTGATGCTACATTTAAAGATCTATCAAGATTTGATGTATTTAATTTAGCGGCCGTAAGACTACCGTCTGTAATTTTCGAACCTGAAACACCTGATATTTTATCGTCAGTAACAGCAGAATTAGAAATAGCAGCAGTATCTACGGCATTATCTGCCAACTCACTTGATCCGATAGCATTAGCAGCAATTTGTGTCGAAGTTATAGTATCATTTGCAATTTTTACAGCAGTAATAGCATTATCAGCTAGTTTGCTTGTCGTAATATTTAAATCTGTAATCTTTGCAGTCGTAATCGCATTTGATGCAATAGCTGCACTTATAACTGCATTGTTTGCAAGTTCAGATGAACCGATGGCACCAGTTGCTATATGACCTGCTTCTATTGTGTCAGTAGCAATTTTTACTCCTGATATCGCACCATTAACAATAGCTGCTGTATCAACAGAGTTATCAGCAAGTTCATTTGCAGTTATGGAATCATTAGCTAACTGTGTAGAAGTAATAGAACCAGAAGTTAATTTTGCTCCAGGTATATCACCATTACTAAAGTTTGTTTTTGCAAATGTTATTGTATTGTTTGCTATTTTTGCATTTGTAACAGCTAAATTAGCTAACTTAGCATCAGTAATAGCATCATCTGCTATCTCATTAACTGTTAATTTATCTGATTGTAATAATGTTTTTATTTCAGAAGCAGTTTGATCGTCACGAGCATTATTATCAATCCCATCCAGTTTACTTTTATCACTGGCAGACATAGAACCAGCAGCAGATGTTGTAGCTGCGGAAATACTTATAGCTGGAGTCGATCCACCTGAAGAAACTATAGGAGTTGTGCCTGTGACTGAAGTCACCCCACTAACAGAACCAGATGTGGCATTTATTATCCTTCCCTGTGCATCAACTGTTATATCTGCATTTGTATAAGTACCAGCAGTAACATTAGTGTTAGCTAACTTAGCACTCGTAACAGCACCGTCAGCAAGAGAGGCTGTAATAATTTCTCCTGCACTTAAAGGATAACTTAAAGCATTAGCTGGTATTGATGCAGCATCTACAAGCCCTAATGCACCTTGTACTAAATTTTTTGCAGTGATTTTTTTTGTTTCAGAAGCACTAACATCTGCAACCGCTATAGGATCTGCTGCCTGTAAACTACCTGAACCTAATTC